TTGAACAGTTTTTAGATTATAAATGTGGCTGTAAGTAGGCGGCGTGAATAAGCCATTTTTACCTTGGAGCTTAAGACCCATCATCATTGAGTTCCATTGTTTGCTAATCTTTAATTGAGTAGCTTTCATAGATATCAATGCTGTTGATGGACTTTTACCCAGAAGAATCACAAAGTGATTAGCAGTATTTTCCAAATAGTTACCATTAGGTAATCTATCCTTCCAAGATTTATCGCGAGTAGTTGTACTCACAATATCACTGCCTGCACTATGGATTGCTACAGGAGCACCAGCGCTACCAGCGCCTCTTTCCTGCCATTCCACGTATTGTCTCTCATAATGGACCGGTATAACGTTTATACCTTTTGCTCCATCATAAAGCTCTTTGGTTACGCTGTTTACAATCATTCCAGGTTGTGCTCCGCTAATAAACTTAGCGTTCTGTTTATTAACCTCTGGAGATAACTGTCCCAAAACTTTCAGAAATGGTAACGCAAGATCGTCCTGCGTCATATTCTGAGAGCCCGCATTTGCATCAGCTTCGAACATAGTCGTAGCCAAAGCACCTGCTTCTTCTTTTCTTTGTACTTGGTTCATGTTTAGTTTTTCTTTTTTATTGTTGTTTTATTTCCAACGAATACGTTGAAAAGTTCCGTTGGCATTTCTTTACCCGCCTCAATACGCTCACGGACGAGCGCTTTTAGAGTCATGGGCTCAACCTTCAACTTTTGTGTCGGTTGATACCCACGCTCTGTTGCAAGAGCAGCATAATCAGCTGCCTTGTTATCTTCGTTACGACCAAAAGACACGAGTATCTCGTTTTTGATTATGTCTCCTAGTCCATTATTACGAAGCCAGTTAAACGCCGCTTCTCTATTTGCTACAGTAATGTTGGCGCTATAATTCGGTTTAACATCTACAGAAGATCCATCCATAAGTTTAAGTTGTGATAAACCCATTTCTGCCATCATTGTAGGAATAACTTCTCCTGATAAATGATCATGTTTTTTCTTTTTATTTTTTAAATTTTCTTCGGCTTGTTCTATTTCTAGATTAAGCATTTCTAATCGTTCAACCTGACCGGCTAACGATTTAATATCTTCTGTTTTCTGTAAAACATTTGCTTTGTCCTCTTCAAAATTAATACTACTCATCTTTCTATTATCTCCACAGGATTCTCATCTGGGGTTGATATATATACCGGTTGATCCTTCGTCCCTCTGGTCTCATTGTCTTCAACTAAATGAACATCTATGTCTTTTAAATATCCTGGTTCAAACGCATCTTTAAAAGTTTGTGGTCGTGTAACTTGATATTCATGTCCTGGTTCAACAAAATCAATATTTCTAGTTTCTATAACTCTATAGAAAACTGGATCGCTATCGGGATAAACCATTAGTTTTATATATTTATTTTTACTCATCTATTTTTCCTTTCTCGTATAAGTTAATTTCAATAGGGTAATAAGTTCTTTCTTGTTTATCCCATTTTAAAAGTTTGTATCTCCCATTTGTCATGTCAGATACAATTGAACAGGCTACACCTATAATTGCTGGGTCCCCTGTTAATAATAAATAATCTTTCTGATTAAATTTTTTTAATCCTTGTCTTAATTTAAAAACTAATGGACCTGGAGAAAATATAATTTGAGAAAGTTCTGGTAATAAAAATTTAAATACTCCATACTTGGCAGCTCCCATAATATTAATTTTAGGATTGCCAGTTTTAGTACCAGGAATTTCCTGAATAATATAAACCACTGAAGGTGTATTATTTTTAGTAGCTGTTTCACTATTTATTACTTTCATGCTTGACAATATAGTGATTCATTGTTATCTTGTCAACTAGAAAGAAGAAAAATTATGAATTATAAATTTAAAACAAAACCTTACGCACATCAAATAACTGCGTTGGACAAATCGTGGAATAGAGAAACTTATGCTTATTTTATGGAAATGGGTACGGGTAAAACTAAGGTATTAATTGATAATGCTGCTATGCTTTATGATAGAGGCAAAATAGATGGCCTTTTAATTATTGCTCCTAAAGGAGTGATAGGGACCTGGTATAATCAAGAACTTCCTACACATTTAGTAGACCATATAGAGAATGTGACCGTATTATGGCAATCAAATATTACAAAAACACAAAGAGAAAAATTAGATACTTTATTTAAAGGAGGAGAAGATTTTCATATTCTTATTATGAATGTGGAAGCTTTCAGCACTCAAAAAGGAGTAGACTTTGCATCTAAGTTCTTAGTATCTCATAATACTTTAATGGTGGTTGATGAATCTACTACTATTAAAAACCCTAAAGCACATAGAACTAAAAATATTGTGAGGCTTTCTTCTAAAGCTAAGTATAGAAGAATAATGACCGGATCCCCTGTTACTAAAAATCCATTAGACCTGTTTAGTCAATGTTATTTTTTAGATCCTTTTCATTTAGAACATGAATCTTATTATTCATTTAGAACAAGATATGCTATTATGAAAACAGCCCATATATCGGGCCGTTCTATTCAATTAGTAGCTGGCTTTAAAAATCTAGGAGAACTATCGGAGAAACTTCATCCTTTTTCTTATCGTGTATTAAAAGAAGATTGTTTAGATTTACCCGATAAGATTTATATTAAAAGACAGATTACTTTATCTCCTGATCAAAAGAAATTGTATGATCAAATGAGAAAAGAAGCTTTAGCTATTTTAAACGGAAAACAGGTTACCACTGTTAACGCACTGACCCAGTTGATGAGACTTCATCAAATTACATGTGGTCATTTTACTGCTGATGATGGCACTACTCAAAGAATTCCTAATAATAGAGTAAGTGAGTTAATGGATATACTAGAAGAGACCGAAGGCAAAGCCATTATATGGGCTCACTACCAATGGGACATAAAAGACATTATTAAGGAAATTGTTAAAGTCCATGGTCCGGGGTCCGTGGTTGATTATTATGGATTAACGCCACAAGACGAAAGACAACCTAATATTAAGAAATTTCAGTCCGACCCTAAGTGTCGGTTTCTTGTTGGAACGCCCTCTACGGGCGGCTATGGGATAACTTTAACGGCTGCAAACACCGTAATTTACTATTCTAACGGATATGACCTAGAGAAGCGATTACAGTCCGAGGACCGTGCTCACCGAATTGGTCAAAAAAAAGCAGTGACATATGTAGATATTAATGCTGAAAAAACAGTTGATGAAAAAATTGTGAAATCTCTACGTAAGAAAATTAACATAGCTTCTGAAGTTCTAGGGGAAGAACTTAAATCATGGATATAAATGGAAATTGGAAAGTATAGCTTTATAAATAAAGTTTCAAATGCCTATCCTAAAGAGTCATGTGATAATCTCATAAACTGGTTTGAAAAAAATAAAAAAATAGCAATCCCAGGATTAGCCGGTACTAAAAACCAATTAAACAATTTAGAAATTTGTATAAATTTAAAAGATAAAAATGATTTTTATGGATTAGGTGTATCCCTTAATAAATGCATACAAGAGTTTATAAAAATTTACCCTGAAGTAGATACAAGTCTAGAAAGATGGTATTTAAGCCCTTCTATTCAATTAATGAAATTTGAACCTGGAAAGTTTTATCAGCATATTCACTGTGAAAATGATGGGGTCAAAGATCATTTACAAAGAGCTTTTGCATGGACGATTTTTTTAAACACTATTAAAGAGGGTGGTGGAACAAAATTTATATATCAAAATATCATAGCTGAGCCAATAGCTGGAGATTTTTATATATGGCCCGCTGGTTGGACTCATTTTCATCAAGGTGTAAATGCTCCTCATGAAAAAAAATACATATTAACGGGATGGGCTAATTATTTAATCACGTAAAACGTAGGATATACGCGCGAGGCGCGCGGAATTTTCAAACCCCTCTTAATAGATAAAGTCCGAATTGAAAGCAATTACAGTTTTTCTTAGATTTCCATTAGATTTAGAACAATGCAATAAATGAGCTGGAAAGGTTATAAGTTGACCTTCTTTAACTTCATACTCATATTCTTTTTCTCCAACTTTTATGGAAGTTTTAAATTGCTGATCGGGAAGTTCTACAAAATAAACATTTGAAAAATTTGCTTTCGGATGATTATGATATTGATGCACAGATCCTTCTTCGTATTGTTGAAACCATCCATTACTAATGTCACATTTCTTAGCTTTAAAATAGTTTTTCTGTTCAACTAAAATAGGGGTAGCAATATTGGAATAAAAATATTGAAGGTATTTTTTTTCAGCAAGCTTGATAGGTAAATTCCAATCAGTTTTGCTTACGTCATGTAAAGGGTTAAGAGGTAAGGTATTAATTAAGTCTAGTAGTATAGGTTTATGTTCGGAATGATCGGCAACATCGGAGATAATAAATTCTGTTTGGAGTTCTTTTATATCCATTATTTGACGTAGCGATCAGTAGATAAACCAAGAATAGGTTTGTACTTTGTCTTGCCGTTGTCATCTTTAAAAGCCATGAGATATTCCTTTCGATTACTATTTATTTCTTTCTTGTAACTTACGTGCACCCACCCTGAGTTAGGTTGCCCGGGTTCGTAGTACTCGAGAATTAATTGATCAAACATGAGGTTTTCTTTGATCCAATCTGCAACCTCATTATTAGGGGTGCCAAAGATTTCAAAATCCGCCGCTTCTCCCTTACAATGCTGTGATTTATCAGAGCTACCTATTTTACGCGACAAAATTGCGTTGCGATAGCCCGAGGTAACGGTAACTGTGTGGTTAAAGTGGTCTCTAATGGGCTGTAGAACCCTCTCACAGAGCAATCTTAGATTCTCCTGCTCATCTTCACTAGGGTTGTTATCAAGGCCCA